CTTGCGTAACCCAAATGCACGAGTAGACATACCAACGTGTGCAGCCGCCTTTTGGGTGCTACCAAACCTCTTCATTGCAGAGATTACTTCTTCATCAGAGACTTTTTTTAACGCCACGAGGCTTCCTTGGTAGTTTTATTTCATCAATAGGGCCATGAGAACTTGAGTCGTACAAACAAGCAATCTCAACCGCTTCCTTCGGAGAAGCCCCAAAATGCATCGCCGCTATGGCAAAGTTGGCTCCTGTCCCTATACTCCAAAAATCATTCTTAATCTTTGCCGGAATAATCGAACTCTCGTATATCCATAAACCATCGTGCTTTAAAGCAAGTACCGTAACCTCGGTATCAGAATCCAAATCACCCCCGGACTCCATTACCTGATAGAACTTCAGAATCTTGTCCCAATCGCCACAGGCACCGTAAATACAATCCTTGCCCTGCCGTAACTTCTCTACTAAATAAAAACTATCATCGCCGCTTACCATGCTATCTGCGGCAATTTCTCCCGTAGAAAACTTAGCAGCGATAGTTGTCATAAATGACCTTTAGCAATGTAATAGATAGTTACCATGAAGAACGCTATGGTGAAACACCAGACCTTTAAAAGTCTTAATTTAGCCAGATCTCTACCAAACTCGTCCTTGCCTTCTTTGGCCTCTTTCATCTGGCGCTCTTTAATCGCCTGAATCTCAGCCCATTCCTTCTCGGCTTCAAACTTGCCGTACCGCTCTATTAACTGATCCTTTAATTCGTTTTCTGCTTCTTTAATTTGCTTTAATCTGCGCCACTCAGCAAAGGCGGTCATGATTGTGGTATCGCCTGTAACAACCCGCTGCCTTTGTTTAAACGCCTGCTTGGCTTGTAACTCGGCTACACCTAGACGCTGAATATCATCTACCGCAGACGACAACTCCTTGCCCGACTGAATAGCCGACTTTATGCCTTGCGTGGCACCTTTTGCCGCAGTGAGTATTGGATCTAAATCTGACAAAATTCATTCCTATTCCTAAGTCTGGCCCCAAGTCTTAGCACCGGCTTTAGGTACGGATGTAGCCCAGACCGATACGGACTTTCTTAACTTCAAGGGTGCACCACAATCGGAGCAAGTATCAGCAGCCAACTCAGCCTCATCTAAGTCATATCCACAGGAGGCACAAACATGAATTTCTTCTGAACGGCAAACTTTTACCCCATCTACCTTATGCGCTTCAATTACTGTTTTCATATTTAATCCTTTTAGAAGCAAAAGTTACCACTAAATCAGACCCGCATTTTTGTTCAAGTAAATTAGCGCCCTCTATCATTTGAAGATCATGTAGCGTTTTTTCATCAATTAAAATAGAAGAACCGTCTCTTAAAACTATATTATTCCCGCAAAACCAACAAAAAGGACGATTAGCATTACAAAATACCCAAACTAAAAATTCGGCCCGTTCTCCTATTATTTCTTTAATTTTATTTCTATCTAATGTTGTGGTTACAGTAAAAAAATTTGTTCCGTAAATACTATGGTAAAGACCTGCTAAACATACCTCCTCCTCACACCTACAAATTTTAAGTATCTTTTCTACATTACATAAATGCTCATATAAAGTTCGACCACTATGATCAGTATTATCTACACATAATTCTTTAAGGTAATCATGTGGCAACATTAAGTAACTCAACTTTAAACATACAAGTTAACCTAATACCAGAAAATCTTCTGGATAAAGGTGAAACACAATGCGGTATATTTTTATCAAATATAATCATTCTATTAAAACGTGGTATGACGGATTGAATTATTTCATTATGGTGTTTATCAGTTGACTTAAAAAACATTGTTTGCCCAAACCATTCTGGATACCAATCGTTACATAAATATATAATAACAGTTAAGCCATTAACAAGATCTAGGTCATCTTGGTGTATAGAGTCTTCAACCCCGTATGTATGCGCATTTATATATGCTCTATGTAATCTTATGTTATGCGGCAGATATTTTTGTACTTCTAACCATAAATTTTTAAGATTTTCGTTTTCTATATGTTTAGTTTTTTCACTGTGGAAAAACATCCAATTATATTTAAACCCATATAATCCATCTCCGGCTTTATGTAATACAGCATAATTACTACTATTTTCTGCTTCTGCTATGCAAGAAGAAAGAAGATTATTTGGCAATTCATTATCTATAATTTTAATCATATAAACCAAGTAACTATTGAATAACGAGTACCTTTTGTCACAGGCATAATCTCATGTGGGTACATAAAGTTTGAAGGAAAAACCACTGCTGAACCTTTTGGTGCTTTTAAAGTCATTCCTCTATCAAAGAATCCCCATTCTCCACCTTCATAATCATCGTTCAATGCAAAAGAACAGGATACTGCTCTTGGTCTACCCTTAAAAGAATCCACGTGCTGTACGTAAAATTGCCCTTCTTTGTATCTCAATAAATCATATCCAGAATCTTCTTCAATCTTAGCCAAAGAAAATTTCTCATTATATTTTTTAATTGCTACTCCAGCAGAACTAAATAATTCTTTATCAATTTCTTGTCTTACTTTTAAGTTTTTTTCTATTATGGATGGATAAGAAATCCCAATTGTTTCTGCTGTTCTAATTGTTTCATCTATTCGCCCCTCCCCAACAATTGATTTTACCCATTCTTTTTCGTTACTAAATTCTTCTAATATAGTATTGCATAAGGTATGTGATATTACGTTTTCAAAAACAACAATGTAATCACGAAGATCAAAATTCATTGACGTTTTTCTTTATCAAAATAAGCATAAGACCGATTACCATTAGCCTTAACATAATGTAAAAATACCTGTACGCACAACTGTCCTTTAAACGCTTCTCTCCAGTGATCTGCTTCACACCCTAAATACATCATTGCGTCCCCGGCTTTTAAATTAATACTAATTTCTTCCCCATTAGGTTTTTGTATCCAAATAGGCCACGGCTCCCCAGAATGACGAAGATTAATAGTAAGGCTTATTTCACAAGCATCACGATCTTTATGCCTATTAAGAACTTCCCCCGGTGTATAGATCCTACCATATGTATACGTTGGTAAAACATCCTCCCCACATAGTTCACTAACTTGCGGTACTTTTTTAACCAACACTTTGATACAAGGTAATAAATTATAGATAGCAGGGGAAGATGGACATTGTGAATCTAACTTAAGTTGCCCATTTTGCTGCGCAATAAAAAACTCTTGGGCTAAACTATCTGCTTCCTGAACAGATACGAAACCGGGAACATAAAGAAAATTATTGTCAACAAATTGCTGATTCATTACAGTGTTTCTTGCGCTGCTTGTTGCGCTGCGGCTATTGCTGCTTGTTCTGCGTCATAAGCCTCTTGCCACTTTGCTAGGCAAGCATCAACCCAAGACGGTAGGGAAGTAATTTGATCATTATCAATTGATGGTAAATTGTATTCAATATGTCCTTTGTTAGGCTCCCATTCTTCCCACTGAAGTGCCCAAAAATTTTGTGGTAAACCGCAAGTAGAAAGATCGCAGTTGTAAAAAACACCTTCTTTACCAACAGAACCATCATAAATAATTACTAATCTCATTTTTTAACTCCTGTTACTTTAAGTTTAGGTTGAGTTTTTGATTTTGGCTTAGACTGTACTTCAATAGCCATAGGTCTATCTTGCTGTTGAAGATTAGGTTGCACCGCCATCAAAGATGCTAAAAAAACTTTTTGAGAGGTCTCATTAGACTTCACCATTTCATTACGAAAACTTTCTACTGCTGCACCTGTCTGTCTCTGTTGACCTGAATTTTCAATCAATAGCATCGGCATCCAAGCGATAGCGCATTGGTACTCATCAACTTCTTTACCTGTGTTCATATCTCTACCTTGCACACGGGCAAACCAAGCGCATTGCAGGCCAACACAGTCTTTTTTGAGTAAAGGACAAAAAGTACCGTTTTTAAGTTGCATTTTTACACACCGTAATTCCGTTATAAACAAACCAAGTCATCAGTATTTCTCTATTCTTAATAGATGGTTTTGAATAATGCCCAAAAATTCCATAGGGAGGGAATATTACTAATTTACCTTTTTCTGGTTTTATCTCTATATTTTGAGTTGGAAACACAAGTTCTCCATCATCATTGTTTGTTAGAAACAAAATAACTGTGGCATATCTAAGTAAATTTCCACTTATTTCCCCATCAGAATGGTAATGGCAGATGTCCCCGGGTCGATATAAATGATACTCATAGCCGGAATCACCCCCACTAACACCATTACTAAATTGAGGTTTAAATCTTTTATTCAAAATGTTATCGGATAATTCACCAAATAAAGTTGATATTTTATTATCTAAATCTTTTAATTCCTTTGTTTGCGTAACATTAATTGAAAAACCATCTCTATTGTAAAGTGTTTCTGTTTTTATTGACTCTAAGAAAGGTTTTATCTTATGTCTAATTTCTTCAACAAAATCTTCAGAGATATGGTTTTTATATTCTAAAATCATTTAATTTGCGGTTGCCTGAATAACGTCAATATATTTAACTGCAAGGTTAACGTCACCAGCACCGCTTGACACTGATAATGGGTGAGTGTGTGAACCCCCACCGCCTGTGGCTCCAGTAGCAGTAAAAGTTGTTTGATTGGGGGCGGCATCACCATTAGCACCTTGAGCGCCACTTGGGCTAGCACCGCCGGGGTGGCTATGGCTTGGAATCTGAGGTGTACTAAGCGTTGTGTTACCAATAGAACCAGTCACAGAAGTAATATTTACGGCTCTATTGCTTACAAAGACGGTTGAAAAATCAACATTACCGCCAGTACCAACCGATCCAGTTACAAGACGTAGCGAAGAGTTATTATTTTGTGTTGTATTTTTAGTCCATCCAGTAGGTGCGCTAGTCTGAGCAAATAACATCACAGTGCCAGAAGGGAAAGCCTGACCTCCAGCCGGTGCTTGGGAAACCCATGCTGAGCCGTTAGATGTAAGTATGTTAGCCGCTGTGCCGGGAGCAACAAATTTAACAGCATTTGTGCCGTTACCCACAACTACAGACTCAGCAGTTAAAGTATTTGTTCCGGTTCCACCAGAAACAACCGATATACCGTCAAGCGCATTTACTACATCTGTGCCGTTGTTGTAGAGCAGATAAGACCGACCAGCAGGGACAGCAACACCGGTCTGGCCCGTTACTTTAACTGTAATAGTGTCAGCCGTGCCGTTATTAACGATATATGGCTTTTGAATTGCCGGAACAATAAGATCACGAGCGCCGCCCGTGGTTCCTGTCAGGTTAAGCCTTAGTGCACGAGCATCTTGTGCAGCGTTAGTATTAGTTAAGGTTAGCGTTTGATTAGCGCTTGCAAATGTAACTGTTGCTGTTTCTACAAGTGCTTGCTCAATTGCCACCCCTAGATTGTCATTAGTGACGTTACCCCATGTCCCCGAGTTTTCCCCGGTTGCCATAAGTTGGATTTTTAAATTACTGTACGTACTTGCCATTTTTTACTCCTTAAATTACGCCGCTATGGGCAGCCAATTTGGTGTTTGAACATCGTTAACCTGTTGCCAGTTGGGATTCTGATTAGGATTAATTTTACTCCAAATCAGCACTTTTCCAACACGGCCTTGCCCTTGAACCCCCGTTACAAATACATTTACTGGAATCCTTACTACAACACTACCTACTGAACCTGTCGCCTGTTGAAGTGTGACCGGTATAAAGTTAATTGTCTTGGTAGTAACTTGCCCAAGCGCTGAGGCTCCTACCACCCCCGTTATTGGTACGTTAGCCGCACCACTTTCATCAGTTTGACCTAACTGCGTAGCCCCAACAACCCCTATTGGGTATACATTTGCCTTGGTGACTATGGTTACAGAGCCGGTTTCTCCAGTGCCTTCAAGTCCTGTAACCTGAACATTAGCGCCCCCCTCAGCAATCTCTTGCCCAAGTTCTCCCTCGGCTTGAACCCCTGCTGGGGTAATATTCCCTTTAGCACTAACTCCAACAGAATTAATAAGCCCAGAACCAACAACCCCTGAAAGTTGTACATTGGCTGTGGTAACAACAGTTTCATTTCCAACCTGCCCAGTACCCTGAACCCCAGACACCCGATACCCAGTGCGCTGGATTACTTGACCAACTTCCCCGGATGCTTCAACTCCTGTTACAGGTACATCTTTAGGAATACTTGCTACAACAGTACCTACTAACCCCGCTGCTTGAACCCCAGTAAGTTGTACATTGGTTGCGGCACTTACTTCTTCTTCACCAAGTTGACCATCACCTTCAACACCAACTAGATATACATTTGCAGCGTACTGTAGGAAAACAGAACCAACTTGACCAGTAGCGGTTACAGGATCTACACCAAACCCACTAACGTCTGCGCCCCAACCGCCACGACTCCACGGGCCTGAACCCCAACCGATATAGTTAATATCAGTGCTGGTCTTTATTGCTCCTATACTTCCAGAACCTTGAACTCCGGTGACATAATAGGCAACTTCTTCCTCTGTCTCGCCTACTTCTCCATCACCTTGTACTCCGGTTAGATACACATTTGCTTCAATAGCAAGTGCAACAACTCCGGTCTCCCCAACCCCTTCAACTCCAGTAACCGGTACGTTTGCTTTAGCACCAGCAAATACTGTCCCAACCTCACCACTACCTTCAACACCAAATACAGGCGCATTAGCAGCGGCAGAAACAAACGAAACACCAACTTCCCCGGTGCCTTCTACCCCGGTTACTAAGACATTAGCCTTAGCGTCTTCATCCGTTTCACCAAGTTGCCCTACACCCTGAACTCCAGTAACATTTGCAACAATATTAGCGTTACCTATACCCCAACCGCCTTCACCCCAAGGGCCAATACCCCACCCAAGAAGTCTTGGAAGCGTACCTAACTCACCACTTGCTTGAACCCCAGTTAACTCAACATCAACAGACTGTCTAGTAAAAGCGACGCCAATTTCACCAACGGCTTCAACCCCAGTGGCGTTAATTAAAGCATTTGGCTCACCTTCACCAAAGTTACCCTCCCCATAAGGCCCTAACCCCCAGCCAATCATAGTTTGTCCTTTAGGGGAGGTTGTTAATTAAGCAATACGAATAATTGCATTTGATGCGTCGTTAGTTGGGAAGATGATGGTGAAGTCACCGTCCGAAGCGGTTTTGTCAGCACCAAAGTCCAACACACAAACCGATGCATTGG